AAACTCAATGAGACACAACGTAAAGTTGCAGACGAATTGTTTACAAAAGTCTACGGCAACAGAGACTAAACCTCAAAACCACAAGGCTCTCCTTTATGGAGAGCTTTCTATTTTGAGTTTTAGGAAACACAATGATTGACCGCAAGCTGATCCTAGCCAATGCTCCTAGTAACATAGGACAACAGGTTCACGTTAACCACACCAACTGCGAAGCAGGTGAAGACACCAAGCGCAGGCTGTACATCAAGCGTGTAGAAACAGGTCTATTGGCCTACTGCCACCATTGCAACCACAAAGGCTTTGCAAGTGACAACACAGACAGCAGATTAGGCACATGGGTGCTTAAAAAAGAGGCAACTGTCTCCAAGGTGACAGCTAAACCAATGCTTACAGAGTTATCCACAGAGGGCAAAGTGTGGTTACACACCAACCACTGTGTTATTGATACCACTAGTTTTCACGGAGTACAAGGTGAAAAGGCCAAAGTAGCTCTTACACTACGCAACCCACAACAAGAAGCTATTGGATGGCAAATCAGAAACCTGATCCCTAACGCAATCCCCAAGTACACCACACACTACACCAACAGCAGCATCAAAGGCGATGCCAGTTGGTTCTACAAGGGCGGTAAAACCCTTGTAATCACCGAAGACTACCTCAGTGCTTACCGTGTCCACAAAGACACTGGGCTTAGCTCTGTAGCGTTACTAAGAACAAACATATCTGACAACACTCTGACTCAAATCTATGAGCTGGAGTTTGAAGCAGTGTTTATTTGGCTTGACCCCGATCAAGCAGGACTGGAAGGAACTACAAAAGCATACAAGAAACTGAATCACTTTCTACCATCAACAACAAAAGTCGCCATCTTTGGCATTGACAAAGAACCCAAAGAATGTACGCCAACCGAGTTGGCAAGCATTCTTATATGAAGGAAACAGATGGACTATGACGTTCTCTACCTTTGCTCACAGAGCAAGGAGAACCTAGCAAAGTACAGGCGGTACATCAAACCGCATGTAGTGGTCAAAGAAACCAACACCATTCTTGATGGAATGGACAAGTACTACAAAACATTCCCCGGAGTTACAAACTTTGCTTGGGACTCTTTTTCTGCGTTCTTAATAGCAGATCAAAGCAAACGATTGACAGACGACAGCATTGTCAAGCTTCGCATGATGCTTACAAAAGCTAGATCGTTTGTTCCACACCATGCTCACGAGGAAGTAGTCAAGACTCTCATTGAATTAGATTACCTTGCTCAAATCATGGAAGAATGTGAAAAAGTTAAAGAAGGTGAAAGTGACTTAGAGCACGTCCACATCCTAGCCACTAACGCTCTTAAAGATGTAGAAAGGTACATAGAAAAAGATGAGCTATTTGTATCTGCTGATTTGTCAGCTATTGCTGATCGCATTTCTAGTTCTGGCTATGAATGGCGACTGGATGCTCTCAATCGTAGTCTCGGTCCTTTACGTACTGGCAATTTCGTTATTGTTGCAGCCCGTGTAGAGGTAGGTAAAACAACGTTCCTAGCAAGTGAAGTGAGCTATTTAGCTCAACAACTTCCAAAAGGACGCCCAGTAGTATGGGTCAACAACGAAGAAGAATCTTCTGTTGTGTTCTTTCGCATTGTTCAAGCAGCTCTTGGTCAAGAGAGCAAAACAATTATTGCTGATTCAAAAGCAGCAATGGTTGCTTACTCAGAATTGATGGGTGGGGACAAAGACAAAATACGTGTTACTAAAGACACGAACCACGTTCGTGATCTTGAGACACTGTTTCGTGAAATCAACCCCGGATTGATTGTGTTTGATCAGCTAGACAAAATAGATGGCTTTAAGTCAGATGAGCGTGAGGACATCAAACTTGGAAAAATCTACAAGTGGGCACGAGAACTTGCAAGAAACTATGGTCCAGTTATTGCTGCATCACAGTTAAGTGCATCAGCAGTAGAAATGAAAGACCCACCGTTTATTGGTCTAGACGCCTTACGGGGTTCCAAGACTGACAAACCCGGTGAAGCTGATGTGGTGTTAACACTAGGCAAATACAAAGAGCCTAAAAGTCCTGAAGAAGAAATGATCCGAACAATCAATGTTCCTAAGAACAAATTACCGGGTGGTGGACTTAAACAAATGGAGTCAGAACGTCATGGTCAGTATCTTGTGACCATTGATCCAATTCGAGCTAGGTTTGAATAATCCTATGGAGGGAATGATGAACCCATTTTTAGACAAAGTTGAAAGAATTGAGTATGTAGGCAGCAGAGTTACTTGTAAGCCTGCACCTACAGACACAGACGAAGACATCTTGCTTTTTACAAAAGACATCAAGACATTGATTGCTGACTGTATAGAAGTAGGATTTACTAACGGAGGCTTTTACGAAGGAACAAATTTCTGTTCTATGCGTAAAGGTGAAATCAATTTAATCATCACAGACAAAGAGGAGTTTTTTGATAAGTTCATGCTTGCAACGTATGTGTGCAAGTCCTTGAACGTGCTTAGCAAAACAGATCGGATCATTATGTTTCAAGCAATCTTGTATGGAAACAAATATCCCCCCTCACTGTACTAAAGAAAGGAGTTTGGAAAACCATGACCAAACCCACATTCGTAGCTATTGACGTTGAGACAACACTCAATGGCAATGAAAACGTAGGACTAGCTCATCCTATGCACCCCGACAACAGAGTTGTTGCTTGGGGCATCACCAAAGACTATGTACTTTATGATCCTCAGACTACATACACTGAAGCAGTGTTTAAAGCTCTTGTAGATGCGTGTGTTCCAAAGAACGTGTTTTGTGGACATAACCTAGCGTTTGATTTGATGTACTTGTACAAAAATCCTAAGCTTAAGAAACGCATACAACAATTCAAAATCTGGGACACACAACTAGCAGAGTACATTCTCAGTGCTCAGCGCACTAAGTGGTCTAGCCTTGATGAACTGTCTGTTAAGTATGGCTTGCCTGTCAAAGACGACAAAATTAAAAAATACTTTCAAGCAGGTTTAGGTTCTGACAAGATTCCTCCAGAGGAATTAATCCCATACCTAAAACAGGATGTTACTAATACCTTGGCTATTGCTAAGAAGCAGTGGCAACGTGCTGTAGATCAAGGGCAACTGACTCTCATTGAGACACAGATGGAAGCTCTACACGCAACAACAGAAATGATGTTCAATGGGCTTCACATTGATAAACCAAAGCTTGATGAGTACACAGTTGAAGTTGTTAACACCTACGTTGATGTAAAGCTCAACTTAGAAGAGTTAGCTCATGGGCACATTGATGACATCAATAGCCCTAAGCAGTGGTCACAATTCTTCTTTGGTGGAACTAAGAAAATAAGAGTAAAAGAGGCTGTGGGTTTGTATAAAAATGGAAACATTAAGTACAAACTAATGGACAAGCAACTTATCATTAAACCATTTATCAGGTACGTTCCTGACCCTGAAAAAGTGTCAGCAAAGACTGGTCAAGTGTCTGTTGATGACTCTGTGCTTACAGATATGTTGGCTCACACATTTGATGCAAGAGCAATCTCAATAATCAATGCGTTGTTAAAGTATCGTGAGCTGTCAAAACAACTTTCTACATACGTGCAAGGTTTGAGTAAGCACATCATTGGAGACTTTATACACGGTAAGTTAAATCACACAGCAACTGTTACAGGTCGCTTGTCTTCAACTAACCCTAACCTACAGAACATCAGTAACAACCCTATCAAACAAATCTTTACTTCAAGGTTTAATGACGGAATTATTGTTGAGGTTGACTTTAACCAACTTGAAGTTGTTGCTCTAGCACATGTTACTAGAGACATTCAGTTGATTAAAGACATTTCAGGTGGTGCAGACATTCACAGTGCTCTGTACAAAGACATGTTTGGCAGGATGCCAACTAAAGAAGAAAGGAAACCATTCAAAGCAAGAACATTTCAATTAATCTACGGAGCTGGCGCTAAGGCTATTAGCAAGTCAGCAGGCTGTAGTTTCGATGAAGCAAAGAAGTTTGTTGATGTGTTTTACACACGTTACCCACAAGTAGCAACGTGGCACAAAGAGTTTGCAACAGAAGTCGAAACTAAATCTGTATATGAACTAGATGACGAAGGATTCCGAGAGAAAGTCAAGACGTATGTCTTAAAGACTGAAACTGGAAGACGCTTTTCATTTAAAGAGTATCACAGTGATAGTGAGTGGTCTTCAAGGACTTACAACTTTAGTCCAACAGAACTAAAAAACTATCCAATCCAAGGTTTAGCAACTGGCGATATAGTACCAATGATGTTGGGCATTATCTTCAGAAAGCTAGAGGACAGAGAAGATGTGAAGATGGTTAACACCATACACGACTCTCTGATGTTTGATGTAAAAAAGGACTCTGTTTCTGATTTTATAGAGGAGATTACAAACATTCTAAAAGATACACACAAGTATTTCTTAGAGATTTTTAAGAAACCGTTGGCCCTCAAGCTCAATGCAGGGGCATCAATCGGTGTAAATTGGTTTGATATGAAAGAGTTGTGAAATGACAATGACGACAGGTATCGTAGAAGCAGTTTCTACAAAAGATGTGACCACTAAGTTTGGCACTAAACCAACCTATTCCATGAAAGTTAATGGTAATTGGATTAAGTGTGGATTTAAAAGTCACAACGCAAACGTAGGCGATGAAGTTGAGTTTGACGCTAACACAGGCACTTACGGTGTTGAGACTAAATCAGTCTTAATCGTTCGTAAAGGTACAGGGGCAGCACCACCATCAACTGCATCAGCAACACCCGTTGTAGCGGCTCCTAAAGCCTCCTACGGCGGTTACAAAGAGAAGGTGTTTCCTATTCCTCCTCTTCACGGTGACAGAGCTATTGTTCGTCAAAATGCTTTAGCCCGTGCTACTGACATATTCATTGCAGCTCGTGGTGGTAAGCCATTTGATCTGGATGAATCAACTCTTCAAATGGTCATTGGATTTGCTCGTAAGTTTGAAGCTTACACAGCAGGAGACATTGACATGCAAGAAGCAATGCAAGAAAACACACAAGAACAAGTACCAGCAGCGTTTTAATTTCCCTTGCAGGAGCCTTGGTCAGTGGGTAACACCACTGGCCTTTTTTGCTGTAGATGTTTCATGTGAAACATAAACAATTTATGAGGGCTGTTAAGCCAGCGTTCGAGGATGTTATGTGTATATTTTTCTGGCTTTCCTATACACGTATACATGTAAATGTATATAAAACGACCAAATCGTAGCCCTCACCACTCTTTTAAAGGAACTATATGAGAGCATTGATAGACGGAGACATAGTTGTCTTTAGGGGCGCTTGTAGCGCCATAGGAGAAGAAACTTGGGTAGCTTTAGCTAGAGCTGACAAGATGATGCAAGACATCTTGGAAGAAACTGGAGCCACAGAATATCAAGTGTATTTGACTGGATCAAACAACTTTCGTAGAGAGCTGACACCTACCTACAAAGCACACAGGCCAGAAGAACGCCCAGAGCATTGGCAAGCAGTGCGAGAGTTCCTAGTAACACAACACAAAGCAATTGTTTGTGATGGTTGGGAAGCAGATGATCAGATGGGCATAGATCAAGACAAAGAAACTATGAACACAGTAATTTGTTCTATAGACAAAGACTTGCTTCAGATACCCGGTAGGCACTACAACTTTGTTAAAAAAGTACATAGCGTAGTATTACCTGAAGTTGGAAGAAAGTTTCTGTATCTACAGAGTCTCATAGGTGACAAAAGCGATAACATTATTGGTGTAGCTGGCATTGGCCCAGTAAAAGCAGAGAGAGCTTTAGCAGAGCTTGAGACTGAAGAAGAGTGGTACGAGAAGTGCCGTGAACTCTATAACGATGATGAACGCTATCACTTGAATCTACAACTGCTGTACATCTGGCAAAAACCCAACGACAAGTGGGAGCTGCCACCAAGCAGCGACCTCACACAACAACAGGAACAACAACTATGACTAACAACATCAACATGCAGCACATGACCATGACTGAGTACGTAGCAGTAGCTATTCTCAGTGAGCTAGCTACCAAGGATGGAGTTTTAAAAATGATTAGTGAGGGAGAGACTACTGCAACAAGAGTAGTTCAATCTGCATTTAATTGGGCAGACATCTACATGCAAGTGAGGA